GGGAAAGGGTAGCCCCGACTACAGACGACTTGCAGGAGACGCCAGACGATTTTGAGAGGAGGTTAGAAAATGCCAGCACTGAAGAAGATTGACGGTCGGAAGCTGTACCTGGACATGGACTGCATCTGGGAGCCAGCACCTGAGAACCGTCTTGCTATGCAGCGGAGGAGGCAGCTCAGGCAAATTGATCCGTTCAATGCTCCATCCGGTAGACGGCCCCGGGCATACCGGTCACCAGAAGAGCTCCAACGCAATATAGACTCGTATTTCCGTAAGCAGGAACGATATATGTTCGATAAATGGGGTAATGTGATGATCAACCCTGAGACAGGTAACCCCATGAAGACAACAGCTCCGCTGACGATCTCGGGTCTTGCCAGACATCTGGGTATATCTACCAGCACTCTGGCTAACTATGGTAAGATTGCCAATAGCGGCACGGTGCCCCGGGAGTATGCTGAGATCGTCCTGGATGCCCGGCAGCGCATTGAGGAGTATGCAGAAGCCCGGGGGTATGATAAGGACGGTCAAAAAGGCTCTGATAAGGTTCTACGGTATGCATTCCGGTGGATTGACCCGCTGGAGCAGGCCACAATAGACAAGAATAAATGGGACATACAGCTCGCAAAGGAGAAGCTCCGTATGCAGCAGGAAGAGCACGAGCTGAAAATGCAGCTGATGGCTATGGGTGTGGATAAAGAAGATCTTGAAGATAAGGAAATCAGTATCACAATTACCCGGGCCGGTGAGTAGCTCCAACTTCCTATCCCAAAATCCTCCCAGATCCACAACCCCCGCTGACATGCCATTTTCCTGGGTGGTCTCATCCGGATCGGAGCTGAGGATTTTTCCTTATAACTTTGATGAAAGGATGGGCTGAGATGCCATGAAGATCAAAAACAGGGGCCGCCCCGGTAGCCGTTTAGAGCTCCAGCTGTGGCGGATCGTGGCTCGCAGAAGTCACAAACTGGGGTGGGAAAACTTCTTTTACACTGGATCAGAACAGAAGATTTTGACCCGGTTTAAGACCGAAAACCCTGAATACACAGAAATCAAGGTACGAAAAGAGGTCAGGGTGGCCCTCCTGCAACAGAAGTACCTGTACCTGGATTTCCGTGATGAGGACAGACTCTGGGTGATCACATCCAGCTGTGGTGAGCCTTGCCAATGTATAGTGCAGGCCCGTACTAAGTACATGGCAAAAAAGACATTCAAAGAGGTCAATCCTGAGACTGAGGTGGTCTCAATCCGGAGGACTAACTTTTGGTGTGATGGCAGGAGAATCTTCTGCGATTTTGGATGAAAAAGAAGATTATCCAGATTATACCCGAGTGAAACGGCAGTTTAGATCTTCTGGTTATCCAGATAGAAAAGAAGTTTTACGGCTGCATCCGCACCGGGATCAATCCGGATAGGACACCTGATCAGCCCTGAGGTGAACATATTCTGTTAATCGGGATTAGATGTTTGGCGGTCATGCAGCTGGGAACTTCTGATTACCTGGATTAAAAAGAAGTTCATCCAGATTGGCCCGCTATGAGCTATGGCATCTGAAAACTTCGGTCAATCGGGATTGAGCCTCTTTGAACATGCCAGTAAAATTATTCTGTAGATTGAGATGGAGGTGAGAATTTGAATATCACAAAGGCAGTGAACCCTCGGTTTGAGGATTTCCTCTTTGACTGGGACTATCAGGAATATCTTCTGGTCGGTGGTTACGGCAGCAGTAAGAGCTATCACATAGCCCTGAAGCTGATCCTAAAGTGTCTGGAGGAGAAGCGCAAAGTGCTGGTAGTGCGTGAAGTGTACGAGACTATCAGAGAGTCCTGCTTTGACCTCTTCTTGGAAATTCTGAGTGACATGGATCTGCTGTATCAGGGGTCTGGAACTCCCAAAGGGGTCAAGGTGTCATATAAGATTAGCCCTATGCAGCTGAGATTTCCCAATGGTAGTAAGATCATCTTCAAGGGTATGGATAAGCCGGGAAAGCTGAAATCCATAAACGGCATATCCATTGTGTGGCTGGAAGAGGCCAGTGAGATCAAGTATGCAGGTTACAAGGAGCTCAAAGGTCGTCTGAGACATCCTGGGATGAGCCTGCACTTCATACTGAGTACTAACCCGGTAGGTACTGAGAACTGGGTGTATCAGCACTTTTTCAAGCGCACAGACAGTGATGGCTCAGTGACTACCATACTGGACGATGCCCGGCTGTACCGAAAACACACCATCGTTAAGAACGGGGTATACTACCATCATAGCACAGCTGATGACAATCTGTTCCTGCCAAAGAGCTACATCGGCACACTGGATGAGATGCAGGCTTACGACCCTGACCTATACCGAGTGGCTCGTCTGGGCCGGTTTGGTGTTAACGGTATTCGGGTACTGCCTCAGTTCACAATAGCAGAGAGTCACGAGGCTGTTATGCGTGCCGTAAAGGGCATATCTGAGAGGTTCCAGTTCTGCGGGTTTGACTTCGGTTTCGAGACCTCTTATAATGCGGTGGTTCGTGTAGCCGTGGATGACCGGGAGAAGACCCTTTACATCTGGTGGGAGTACTACAAAAACCACATGACAGATGACCACACAGCTGCTGAGCTCAAACAGCTGGGTATGGACAAGGTGCCAATCATAGCGGATAACGAGGATCCAAAGGCTATTCAGTACTATCGGCAGACTGGTTTCAATATTCGGGCCTGTCATAAATGGGCTGGTTCTCGCCTTGCTAATACTCGTAAAATCAAGCGGTTCAAAAAGATCGTATGCAGCCCTAAGTGTATCAATGCAATACGGGAGCTGAGTACCTTAACCTATGCAAAGGACAGTAAGGACAATCTCAAGTTCGATGAGTTCAACATTGACCCGCATACATTCTCGGCGATATGGTATGCACTTGATACCTACACAGTAGCGGACATCAAGGAGCTGCCTCGCAACAGTAAGAAAGGAGCATAGCCTATGACCTGCCCATGCTGGAATTGCAGCACTCGTACAAAGGAGTGTCGTCCTACGTGTGCGAGGTATAAAGTCTATGAGATATGCGTGGCACATGAGCGCATTGAACGGATGAAACGGTATCAGGCTCTTAAAGACATAGTAGAGACTGAGCAAAAGCGATCGGACCGCATAAAGAGTATCATAAAGAGTAGGAGGTAACTATGGATACAAACAAAATCGTAATACCGGAGCTGAGGGTGCCCAAGAGCTTTATTACACAGGAGCTCAGTGGGGTGTATGGATCAAGGGCTCTTACAGATATTCAGGAGATACTGAGGCTGTACAGGATCTATGAACAGGGTGCATCTTTCACAACTGAGGGTACCAATGGTGACTATATCCCGGCAGACCTGAGGTACAAAGACGCCCGTCGCCTTATCAATCGTGAGGCCCGGTTCCTATTCTCCAAGCATCCAGACATCTGGGTTGTTGTAGGTGATGGTAGCGAACAGGCTAAAGAACAGGCCAGTGTATATCAGAGTTTCGTAGACAACGTGATGGACAAGACATCGTTCTACCTGAAACTGGTTAAGGCTGCACGAGACTGCTTTATCGGTAAGAGAGTAGCCTACTTTGTCAACTTTAACGAAGAGACACAGAAGATATCCATCGACTTTATCCCCAGTACGGAGTTCGTCTTTGAGCTGGATACAGAAGACCCTGAGCACCTGAGTAAGATTGTAACATTTTACACCATCTTTAACGCTGAATCCCGTACCCAGCAGCGCATTTACAAAAAGAAGTACTGGATGGAAGAGGGGGTGTGCTGGCTGTTTGAGGGTATCTACGATGGTGCAGGTACTCTCATTGAGGAGCTAACCCCTGAACGGCCTACAAAGTTCGATTTCATTCCCGCCGGTGTGATCATCAATGACGGTCTGACCGGTGATATGGACGGTGTGAGTGAAATTGAGATGTTGGAAGACCTGGAGAGCTGGTATAACCGCATGAGCTCGGCCGATATTGATGCTGAGCGCAAAGGTATGAACACCATTCGGTACACAATTGATGCCGATCCCAACACCACTAAGGGCCTATCTACTGCACCTGGAGCATTTTGGGATCTGGCCTCTGACCCAAACAGCCCCCAGGAGGGTGTTACTGCACAAGTCGGCACTATAGAGACCAACATGGGGTACTCCACAAGCCTGGACACTACTTTGAGCCGTATCCGCTCCGCTATGTATGAAGCCTTAGATATCCCCGATACCAGCGCTGAGGCTCTCAAAGGTGTAGTAAGCTCTGGCAAAACACTGGAAGCTATCTACTGGAGCTTGATCGTACGGTGTGATGAGAAGATGCTCACATGGCGGCCCGCTATTCGGCGCATTATAGACATTGTGATTCAGGGTGCCCAATTGTACCCAGCCAGTGCTGAGCCCTACACCGAGGAGGCTCTGCCCTCTGTGCCCTACACTATCACAGTGGACAACCAGTACCCGCTACCGGGTGACGAGGAAAGCGAGAAGACCCTGGACATGCAAGAGGTCAATAATCAGGTAATGTCGAAGCTGAGCTACATGAAGAAGTGGCGTAACCTCACTGACGATGAGGCAAAGGCTGAGCTGGAGCAGATTGCCCGGGAGCGTGAACTGCTGGACAACAGCTATGGATGGGCTACTGGCAGCACCACACAGCCCGTCCCTGAAGAGGAATAAAAAGAGGAGGCCCTGCGGCCTCCCTTTTGTTACGTATGCTGTTTAGTGGACTTCTGCGTTGAATGCTCTGGTAGCAGCAGCCATGGTCTTGTAGGAGGTGATAACATGGGTAGCATTTCCCTATCAGATGCTAATAAGCAAAGAGAAAAGATAAGCAAGGCCAGAGAGAAAGAGATACGTAAGATGTATGAGCAGCTCGCCGATAAGGTGGCTCAAGAGGCTGAGCGTCTTAGTAAGGATGAATCTGTGTCTGCCCGGCTAAAAGAGCTCCAGCTAAAAGACCTGGAGAAAAGCCTTAAAGAGGCTATCAATGAAACTAACCGAAAGATAGCCGGTGACATAGAACAGGACTCCACTAAAGTGGCTGAGGCTGTGTGCAATGACATCAAAAAATGGCAAGAATCTATCGGTTTGACCCTGGAGGGGGCTTTTGCCAATGTGCCCCATGATATTGTAGAGATGGTGGCGAGTGGCAAGCTGTATTCAGGTAAATGGAGCCTAAGTAGCGCAATATGGTCAGATATCCAGCAGACACAAAAGGACATCAATACAGTCATAGCTGAGGGTATTGTAGCCAATAAGTCAGCATACGATATCGCTAAAGACCTGGAGAAGTATGTCAACCCCGCTGCCCGTAAGGACTGGGACTGGGGCAAGGTGTACCCGGGCACAAAAAAAGTCGTGGACTACAATGCTCAGCGGCTGGCCCGCACTATGGTGACTCACGCATACCAACAGAGCCTCGTAGCTGCTTGCGCTAAAAACCCGTTCGTGGAGGTGTTTGTGTGGCATACAGCACATTCTAACCGGGTGTGTCCCATCTGTCAGGAGCGTGAGGGTAAGGAATTCCCCAAAAATGACCTACCATTGGATCACCCGAATGGCATGTGTACCCAGGAGCCAAAGATAGGTGACCTGACAGACATCTCTAACCGGCTGGCAAACTGGGCTAATGGTGCTCCTGACCCTGAGCTGGATGGGTGGTACAATAGCCTGCTCGATACCGTAAACACCGTCGGGCTGAGTAAAACCCCGCCCCCTAACTTTGATGACACCAGAGAGGAATGGAGGGATATGCTTAGAAACCAGTATGAGCAGACATATCGTTACAAGCTAAGGGATGACTATTGGGATAATGCCAAACAGTGGACAACAGCTGAAAAATCAGCTCTTAAAAAGTACGCTGGAATAGACTACACCAATATCAACGGGTATCTCCGAGGCACTCGTTTTAATGGCACCGGGTCATCCATGAAAAAACTGGCTGATAAGATCAGCAGTGCGCTTCAAAAGACACCACTGACACAAGACACAATGGTAAGAAGAGGCTCTGACTTCAATAGTCTACTATACTTTACCGGTAACGGAGACAAAATTAGTGACCCTGAGTGGCTGGCTAAGAATTACAAGAACCTGATAGGAAGCATGGGTAATGATAAAGGGTTTACCTCTTGCACTCCTATATCTGATAAGGGGTTTACAGCTGCGGGGGTTGAGTACCGTATCTTTTGCCCGAAAGGTACCGCTGCGGCCTATATTGATCCCCTGTCTGAAAATGAGGGTGAGGAGGAGATCTTGATTGATAAGGACTATAATTTTATCATACGAGATATAACCTACCGCCCTGAGGGTAAAACAGACACCAGTGAGAAACTGGAAAAGGCATGGGGAAACGAAACCTTTATCGTGTGGTGCGAGGCAGTTCCAAAATAGTGCTTTACTTTTGCCCGGGTATGGTGCATAATTAAGGTGGAGGTGAATACAATGAATGAACAACAAAAAAGAATGACCTGGAGTGAGGAAACCGGGTACCCGAAAGCGGTCACTAACTACAATCTCACCTGTGCGAACTGCATATACAGGGATCCCCGCCCTAATGTGGTAGCATGGTGCAGCCAGTACCCCAACATGAAACCCTCAGGGGTGCTCTATGGTACAGAAGAGTGCCCAAAAAAGAAGACCAGATCTTAAAAGAACCCCTCGCCGCAAGGCGGGGGTATTCTTTCGCTTAACAGAAAAACAGGGACTTGCTTCAGGCAGAAATTCTGCACAAAATTAAGTCAAGGGCTGACCGGGTGTGCCTCAACCGGAGTATATGCTACCGGGAGCAGACCCGGAGAAAGGTGATTAGAATGACACTCAATGACAATCTCATCCGGCTGGGTATGCAATTTTTCGCTGAGGGCGATCCCGGTGTTGGACCCGATGGGAATGGTGGCAACGGTGATCCTGGAGCTACCGGCGATCCCGGTGCTGATCCTAAGACCTTTACACAGGAAGAGGTCAATCGTATGATGGCTGCTGAAAAGCGTCAGGGCCGGGCCAGTGTTCTAAGTGAACTCGGATACGATCCCAAAGACAAGGAGGCTATTGCAAAGCTAAAAGCCCTTATCGATGGGAACAAGACAGAAGAACAGAAGAAAGCTGATAAGGAGCAGGAGCTAACCAATGCAGCCGCTGAAGCCAACAGACGAGCCGAAGCTGCTGAGCGTAAACTCCAGGCCCTATCTTCTGGGTGTGACCCTGCCGCTGTAGACGACGTGATGACCCTTGCAAGTTCTCGGGTAACAGAAGAGGTGGACTTTGCTAAGGCCCTGGAACAGGTCAAGGAGAAGTACCCTAACTTCTTCGGTGGTAATGGCGGCGACTCTGGTACAGGCCGGGGGCAAGGTCACAAAAAACACGGTGAGGACAATAAGCCCGGTAGCTATGGTGCGAGACTGGCTGCGAATCGTTCTAAGCCCGCTAAGAGTCCGTATTTTAACAACTGATAAGGAGGAGAAAAGATGCTGAATCAGTATGGTATCACAAAGGAATCTGCTGTGACAACTAATCAGATCCTATTTGACACCACTCATCAGGTATCTGTAGGTATCAAGGTGGCTAAGACTGCTGGTGTAGCCGTAGGAGACAGAAAGATCGTTCGTGCGGGTACCCCGCTGAATGGTGACCTGACTGCCCGTGGCACCGCTTTTGTCAGCCGGGTAGACTCTACTAATCCTGCTGTGGGTGTGCTGCTGCATGATGTAGATGTTACCAACAACGAAGCAAATGGCACTCTGCTGATCTTTGGTTTTGTAAACCTGGATAGAGTAGATTCCACCACTGCTGCTCTGGTAACTGAAACCGCAAAGACTGAACTCGCTGGTCGGGTTTGGTTCCTGAAAAACTAAGAAAGGAGTGAAGTAAATGGCACTAACAATCTATGACCTCGTCAAGGCTCCGGATATCACTGCATACTGGGAAACATTTTCGCAGGATCGTGAACCGTACCCGCTGGAGGCCATGTTCCCCAACGACAAAAAGCTGGGCCTGGACCTCTCCTGGATCAAGGGTGCTGAGGGCCGCCCGGCTGTACTGAAAGCCTCTGCCTTTGATGCAGTAGCTGTACCCCGTCCCCGCATCGGCTTCGACCGTCTGACCGCACAGATGCCGTTCTTCAAGGAGTCTCTGTATGTGGATGAGGTTATCCGTCAGCAGCTGAACATTGTCCTGGAGACTGGCAATCAGGCGTATATTGACTCTGTTATGGGCCGGGTATTTAAGGATGACATCCGGCTGATTGAGGGTGCAGCTGCTCGCCGTGAGCAAATGCGTATGATGGCCCTCACCACCGGTACCATCGCTATGGCATCTAATGGTCAAGCATACTCCTACGATTACGGTATGCCTGCGGGCCACAGGGAGACCGTAGAGACCTCGTGGTCTGATGCTTCTGCTGATATCCTGGGTGATCTCCAGGCCGGTATCGACAAGATTGAGGAAGACACCGGTGTTCGTGTTACCCGGGGTATGTGCAATCTCAAGGTATGGAACTACATCCGCAAGAACACCGACATCAGTAAGGCTGTCTTTACTATGGGTAATGGCACTGTGCAGCCCTCGGATGCTCAAATCCGTACCCTACTGATGGAGCGTCTGGGCCTGGAGATTATGGTCAACTCCAAGCGATACGTGAATGACTCTGGCGACACTGTACCTTATATGCCGGATGATACCTTTGTACTGTTCCCTGCCGGTCAGCTGGGTACCACTTGGTTCGGTACTACTCCTGAAGAGTCCGACCTGATGGCTTCTGGTGTTGCAAATGTCGCTATCACTGATACCGGCGTTGCAGTAACCACTATCGAGATGGCCGACCCTGTGAATGTAACCACAAAGGTGACCATGATTACTCTTCCCTCGTTCGAGGCTGCGGATCAGGTGTATATCATTGATGTCACTGCATAAGCAGCAGGCAAGAAAGGAGGGTAACCCATGCTGATTACTGACGGTCAAAAGACTCTGTCTGTAACAAAAGGGGCATATCGTTCCTTCTTTAAGGAACTCGGGTTTAAGCCGGTAACTCCGATGCTGGCTGATCCTGAGGATATGGAACCCAATGAGGAAACTATGCTGGATGAACTTTACGAAAAGCCGCTCAGTGAGATGGACTTTTCCGAGCTCAAGATGTATGCTGAGAGCCTTGGTATTAGTGCCAACGGCCTAAAGAGCAAACGAGAGCTCCGGGAAGCTATTCGGGCAGCTGAACAAGATGACTGATGTTGAGCGGCTCAAAATAATCCTACGGGAAGCGGATATTCCGTTTTTTACGGACGAAGAGCTATCGTTCTATCTCAGTGAGAACAACGGCAATTTTCGAGACACAGCCTACCAAACTCTTAACATAAAGGCCGAGAATACTACACTCAGTATCTCCGGACTCTCTACTGCGGATAGCAGCGCATATTTTAGGAGGCTGGCGGCTCGTTACCGACCGAACAATTCGGGTATTCTTAAAGGTGGTTACTGATGAAAGCTCCAAGGTTTGAAAAAGCCAAGGTGTCCAGACTCATCAATACTGCCGGTCAAGAGTATGGGTTCAGCCGAAACAAACTCAATGAGTATAACGAAGCAACAGAAGAGGCTGTCTCTATTGCAGTCGTGAAAGGGGTATACCGGAACACATCGTCAGGGCATATTTCCATCACACGCACAGAGGCGGCCTCTGTCCGTATTCCCAAAATTCCTATGATTCTGACTCTCTGGGACGACAACGTAAAAAGCATTCAGCAGAACGATTTCACTACAATAAATGGCCGGAAGATGTATGTCACCGGCGTTGAAAATATCGGAGAATGGAACTTATTCGCAGAGATATCTTTGAGTGAGGTGATTGCTAATGGAGTTTAAGTTCTCAGCCAACAACTTAGCTCAAGGACTGGATATGTTCAACTCAAAGGCAGAAGCAGCGATACAGATATATGCTCAGACCTCAGCTCTAAAGCTACAATCTGACGCTCAACAAAATGCCCCATGGACAGACCGAACTGGTCATGCCCGACAACGGCTCAAAGGTGATGCTCTAAAGGTAACCAACGGGTATAAGCTGAGGCTCGCCCATGGTGTAGACTATGGTGTATTCCTGGAGCTGGCCCATGCAAAACGGTTCGCAATCATTGAAAAGACCCTAAGATTCACTGGGCAACTTGACATCCTGCCCGGTATGAAAAACCTACTGGAAAGGATGAACAAGAGTGGCAAGTAATAGGTACAAAGACCTCTTTGAACACCTAAAGAGTAAAGGGTACAAAATCTATCCCCCAACAGGTAAGATGGGTCAGTGCCTGGAACCGTATCTGGTCATCAATGGCGCAGGGGTGCTAAAATTTGAGCAGTACAGCTCTACTCAGCATATCTACGACATCATGCTGTATGTGCCTGTTAACAAGTTCAGCGAGATAGAGGATCTCATGAACAACCTCAAGGCAGCTATGCAGGAGCTGGAGCCTATGTTCAAACCCGCTTACGTTGAGACCCCGCCCTTTTACGATGAATCCGTGAATGGATTTATGGTAAGTGTACAGTACATCAACTATAGACAAATCATAAGATAGGAGGAAGCATAATGGCAAACCCTAAGAAAGGCCACGAAATTCCTACGATTGACGTTTCTCTGGTCACTATCAAACCGAGTGATTCTGAGACCGAGATCGCCCTCAATACTGCTTCTCAGATTGCAGTAACAGTACAAACTGAAACAACTGATGCAACTAAGCTGGTTGTAAAGGGTGTGCTGATCGCACAAAAGCCCCAACAGACTACCATTACCGGAAATACCATCGTGCTGACCGATAACGTATTCAACCCTGAAGTTGTAAAAATTCTGCAGGGTGGTACAATCAAGTACTGGACAAGTGCTGAACAGTCCGAAACTACTGATTCGGATGCTGGTTTTGGTGTTGCGAGCTATGCACCCCCCGTAGCTGGTTCCAGCGAAAAGGGTAAGATTTTCACCCTGAATGCATATTCCGCTATCTACAACGCTGCGGGACTTATCACTGGCTATGAGAAGATCTCCTACCCCAACTGTCAGGGAACACCGATTGCTCTCAACTCGCAGGACAATGTGTTCCGGGCACCTGAGTACACTATCAACTCGGCACCTAACACTGGTGAAGCCCCGTACACTATTAACTATGCGAAGACTCTACCTGCCGTTGACCCGGTGCATGCATAAGGAGGCATATAGATGGCGAAAATTGTAAAACCGATGGAAGTAACCAGTATCTCTGACCTGCAAAAATACGCTGAGGGCCAAATCATTGAGTTACCGGCCTTTGCCGAGGGACAGCCCTTTTTCGCAAGACTGCGTAGACCCTCTATGATGGTGCTGGTTAAGTCCGGCAAAATTCCCAACTCTCTCGTAAAGACCGCTAACTCCCTGTTCTTTAGCAGCCGGGTAGATGATAAAGACGAAAGAGTCATGACTGACATATTCTCGGTGCTGGATGCCCTGTGTGAGGCTTCTTTCGTGGAGCCTACCTATAAGGAAATCCAGGAGGCTGGTGTAGAGCTGACAGATGACCAGATGATGTTCATCTTCAACTACACACAGCAGGGAGTAAAGGCTCTCGATTCCTTTCGTAAAAAGCCCTAACATTATTCGGGTGCTGGCACAAGCTCAGCGGTTCAAGATGACTCCTGCGGAGGTTTTGTGTATCCCAGACGCGTATACTGCGTACTGCTTCAATGAAGCCTGCGCTGTTATAATGAGTCATCTGGATAACGATGAGCAGCCTGTGTACCGCACTCATTACAAAAAGTTTAGCGACTTCTATGGTCAATTTTAGGGGGTGAAAATCCGTGATTGAGCTGGGTAGTGCAGTTGGTTACCTGTTACTTGATACAACACAATTCAAGAAAGGGTTTTCATCTGCCCTGAGCGATCTGAAAACCTTTACCGACAAAACTACAACTGTATCAGATAAGGTCAAGGCCCTTGAATCTTCTTTTAAGGGTCTTGGAACAAACCTTACAAAGTATGTCACTCTACCCGTGGTAGGAGCCGGTACTGCTATTATGGCACTGGGTAACGATTTCGAAGCTCAGATGTCAAGAGTGCAGGCTATTGCAGGCGCAACAGGCGAAGAACTGGAACAGCTCAAAGATTTAGCTATCCAGCTGGGTGCTGATACCTCGTTCTCTGCTTCTCAGGTAGCTGAGGCTATGGAAAACCTTGCTTCTGCTGGTTTCACTACTGCAGAAATTATGGAGGCTATCCCCGGTCTACTTGATTTGGCTGCCGCTTCAGGGGCTGATCTTGCAACTGCATCTGAAATTGCAGCCTCTTCCATAAGAGGATTTGGCCTGGAAGCGTCTGAAGCAGGCCATGTAGCTGATGTATTAGCCGAGGCTGCTGCTCGTACCAATGCACAGGTAGAAGACATGGGAGACGCCATGAAGTATGTGGCTCCCGTAGCCAATGCCATGGGCCTTAGCTTAGAAGAGACAGCGGCTGCTATTGGTATCATGTCTGACGCTTACATCAAAGGCTCGCAAGCAGGTACCTCTCTCCGTGGTGCTCTATCCCGTTTGGCTAAACCGACCGAAGCCATGGAAAAAACGATGGATCGCCTTGGCTTATCATTCTACGACGCTGAGGGTAACATGGTATCTCTTGAGGAGATGGTAACCCGGCTGCAAGACTCTTTAGAAGGACTAACACAAGAGGAACGAAACAATGTCTTGGTCACCCTGTTTGGACAAGAATCTCTGTCTGGTATGCTGGCACTGATACAGCGGGGCCCGGATGAGCTGGCAGCTCTTACCGAAGAATTTGAAACCGCTGACGGAGCCGCACAGGAGATGGCTGACGTTATGCTGGATAATACAGCCGGTGCAATAGAAGAGCTAACTGGTTCTATTGAAACCTTAGCAATAAAGTTTCAAGAAGTAATGGCACCGACTGTCAGAGACATCATTGAAAAACTAACAGAGTTTGTGAACTGGCTAAGTAGTGCAGATGAAGATACTCTTAAGCTGATTGCTACTATCGCTGGAGTAGTTGCAGTTATTGGCCCGGTGCTAATTATACTCAGCTCTCTTATTACAGCGATTACTACTATCGGTAGTGTTATTATGGCACTATTAAACCCCATAACTCTGGTTATAGCTGCGGTAGCGGCCTTTGCGCTGGCATGGCAGACAAACTTCTTAGGTGTACGAGATCTTGTCACTGGTTTTATTACATGGTTTGATGAGACTTTTAACGAGTTTTGTGAGAACTTAGTAGAGACAATCAGTGCTGTGCTGGGCACCATATTTGATGCAATAGTAAATGCTTTTGTCTGGATCGCAGAAACAATCCAGGGTGCAGCTACAACTATTTCAGATGCAGTAGTTTGGTTGATCAATGCGGCGTGGGAAGCTGCTAAGGGTGTATGGAATCTTATCACAGTTTGGATTCCACAACAGATCCAAAATGCAGTAAATATCGTTCTTGGGTTTGTGCAGGCGTTCTATGACGCTGGTGTATCTATATTCACTGGGCTATGGAACGGCCTGAAAAGTGTATGGGACAGCATTGTGGGATGGGTAAATGACTGTATCTCATGGATTAACGATAAACTGGATGAATGGTTCTCTGCAGCAGACCAGATGGAGGGTGGAGACGAAAAGCCCTCTCGAAGCGGCGGCTCTCATGCAAGCGGCCTCGACTATGTTCCGTATGATGGATACAAAGCCACACTCCATCAGGGAGAAGCAGTGCTAACAAAGAACGAAAACGAGCAACGTAACCAGCCCAGCGGTAACATGTTTGTGTTCAATAGCCCTGAGCCGATTGATGAAGTCAAGGCAGCCCAGGAATTCAAGCGGGTGCAAAAAGAGCTCGCTAAGGGTCTATAAGGAGGTGAACCATGATTACTCTAAAGAACACCGTAACCGGCGCAGCTATCTCCTTGGGTGAAACCCCCGGATATGAGTACATCCTGGAGGAAATTGACTGGGGACAGGTGGACAGTCAGCGACAGTCCTATAAATTCATAGGGCAAACTGGAGTTATTGTGACCTCCTCAACACTGGAAACTCGTCAGATATCCATCACAGGCTGGGTCGTATCTGATACTGCTGCCTCAATGACAGCTCGTAAGCGTATCCTGAATGGATTCTTCAGCCCGCTGCATCTTATAGACGTTACTACTGATACCGGGTACAAGATTTCCGGGTTACCAACGAGCTCTATTGTGTACCCCACAGACATAAAAACCAACAACGATATCTTGTGTAAGTTTATGGTCACCCTGTTCTGTCCGGATCCAATGTTCCATCTGCAACAGGAAAATACTGTGAATATCGCAAACTGGCTACCGAAGTTCAGATTCCCCCTGATCATACCCAAAGATACAGGCATAATCATGGGGCTGAGATCACCAAGCCTGATTGTAAATGTAGCGAACGATGGTCATATAGAATGTGGTATAACCATAGTATTCACAGCACGAGGCAAAGTAGTGAACCCGAGCCTCGTAAATGTGAACACTCAGGAAATGCTGAAAGTGAACAAGACGTTACATAGCGGCGAAAGTATCACAGTAGTGACTACAGATAACAACAAATCTGTGCAGTTCACATCAGAGGGTGTGACACAGGCGGCATTCCAGCTGCTGGACTTTGAGGATTCGGTATTCTTAAAGCTGCGCCGGGGTGACAACCTTATGCGGTACAATGCAGATGATGGGCTGGATAACTTGGATGTCCGGATTATCTACTCTCCGTCTTACCTTGAAGTTCAGGGGGTGATTTAATTGGATATATGGGTATTCGATAAAAACACCCTTGAACCTTTGGGGATACTACAAACACCTACTGCATGGACGTACACGGAAAAGTTTCGAGGTGCTGGAGATGTACAAGTATGGATGCCTCTTACTGAGGTAAACACTCAGCTATGTAAGATCGGTAATATTGTATGGCTGAAAGACGATGATACAGCCATGGAGATTGAGCTTGTACAGACTTCGTCGAGCTCCAGTGGTGCTACCATCACAGTGCAGGGTTATACCACCGAGGGTATTCTCCGTAAAAGAATCGTATGGGGGATGTACTCAAAATCGGGTAAGCCGGTAGCACTCATAGAGGGTCTCGTAAACGATCAGATTGTGAGTCCTTCTGATGAAAAGCGGGCATACCCTAAGCTATTCATATCACCGTATACCGAGGAGCCCGTCGACACCAAGTCCGCACAGTACCAAAATACTGGAGGGGTTTTACTTGATGAAGTAGTGGCTCTGGCTGAGCTGTATGAGTACGGATTCAAGATAAAACTGGACTCGGTGCTTCGGCAGTACACATTCAGCCTATATAAAGGCACTGACCGCAGTATCAATAATGGTGCAGTATCCCCGGTGGTGCTTTCTACTGACTTTGAAAACCTATTATCTTCCGAGTACCTGAATGATCATATCTCGTATAAGAGTACCGCACTCGTTCAAGGGGCTGGAGAAGGGACTGAGCGTACCTCAGTCACAGTAGGAGAAGAAGCTTCTGGCATTGACCGTAGAGAGCTATATGTGGATGCAAGAGATCTTCAAAACATAGACGAAAACGGGTTCGAGATGCCAGTAGAAGACTATCAGGCGTTACTGATAGATCGTGGAAATACCCGATTGAGTGAGAACAAAGCAGCTGAAAACTTTTCCACTACCGTCAATACTTTAGGTAACATGCAGTACAAGAGGGACTATTTCCTCGGAGATACTGTTACTGTACAGGATAAGCGGCTGGGTTTGCAGCTCAGGGCCCTAATAACAGAAGTTGAGCACGCCTATGACTCAAATGGTGAGAATATCAATATCACCTTTGGTTATGGACAGCCAACACTAATTGATAAGTTACAAAGGAGGTTATAAGATGGCAGAGAGCAGCGGATTTTTCAACGCCGAACTGGTCAACGGTCAATACGACAGAGAATACCTTGCCGAGGCTTTTGCTAAGTACTTCTCGCTATTCATTGCCAATGGAGTATTCCCCAATCCTTCTGACGGTCTGCAGGTGTTTGAGAACACCACAGCCGATATGAATGTACTTATGCATCCTGGTTATGCCTGGATTGATGGCTATTGGTACAAGCTGGACGGCAACTTAACTCTGGCTATTGACCCGGCAGATGGTGTGCTGAACCGTATCGACTCCATCGTAGTTCGGTGGGATCTTGAAAAGCGCAACATATACGCTCAGGTAGTTAAGGGTACACCGGCTTCTGAGCCTACTGCACCTGAAGTGGTACGCAGCCCGGATTTTTCTGACCTTTGCGTAGCCCATATCAGAGTGGACGCAGGCACTACCAAGATCATGCAATCCATGATCACTGATACCCGTATGAACAGCTCTTTGTGTGGAATTGTTACTGGTGTGGTACAAAGTATTGACACTACTACACTCTTCGAGCAGTATCAGGCTGCTCTGAAAGAGTTCCAGGACACACGGATGGTGGAGTTCGATGAGTGGCAGGAGCAGGAGAAATCCGATTTCGATAATTGGTTTGAGACCATAAAGGGAACTCTCGATGGTGATACAGCTGGAAATCTGTTAAACCTGATCACTCAGGAAACAGCAGATAGAAAAGCTGCAGATGCAGCCATTGAGAGTAAAATAGGCATCAATGGCACTGCTACATACGAGGAGTCTACTGTGAAGATCACTGCCCCGGAAGGACTGGTAGTCGTCACATTCCTCGCTCCGTCTGACTGGGCATCGGGGGATAAGTACACGCTTAACGGAGAGGCTCTGACCATTACAGACCTTAACGGAGAGGCTCTGGATGATTCCTGGAAGAAGAACAGTCCCGTCACCATCACTGTAAGCGGTGGAAAGGCTTTTTTTAAGGCAGGCGGAAGTGGTAAGAACGATACGCTTCCTCCGCTTCTTGGAAACATGACTGTTGAAGTAGTTGAGGGGGACGAGAACGATACTTATACAATCAAAATGGATAAGCTCATTCTCGATAAGACTACGGAAATGGTTGGCGGTGCCCAGCTTGAATGGGGCGAAGAGATGCCCGAAAAGCCCGGAAAGGGAACCGGAGGCATCAAGACCTGGACCCGAGAAGAGATCATCACCACCGATAAGCCTTATGATGGGCTTTACCTGGGTGATGTGACGGCGTCTGATGCAGTGACGGAAGTTCTTCTGTGGTTGCCGGAGAAGATTAGTGGAAAGACAGTTCTCTCTCCATTTATTATTTTGTCCGCCGATTATCTCGGTGGTGTATATGTGACAAGAAAGTACTTGTCGAAGTTGATGAAAGCAACATGGGGCGGTGCTTTTTATTATCCTGGAAACCCGGTAGACACATTCCTTTCTTCGACATATCTTAACAGTGTCCTTGATAAGAGTATTTCAAATTCTATCATGACTTGTTCTGTTCCCGTTCAGTCGAAGTATAGTTCTGAAATTGAAAATATGTCCCGTAAATGTTGGGTTCTTTCTTATGGTGAACTTTACAATACAGACTTCGGCGATGGGACAAAGGCTCCGTACTTTGAAGCAGGGGCTTCTCATCGAATTGCTTATGTCGACGGCGGAATAACTAAAGGATATTACTGGACCCGCTCGAGAGAAAAAGGTGGAACACCATATTCGGTTGATACTTCTGGTGGAATGTCGCTAGGGTCTGAGTGGGGCGACACACTCTATATTCGTCCAGCCTTCGTCCTCCCCAAAGACTTCAAGATCCAGCGGCGTCCGGACGGTAGCTACACTGTCTACAACGAGCAGGGTCTGATGACTTTGGGAGATGTGACTCCGAGTACAGAATCGAAAAAAGTCGCTTTTAATATTCCGGAAACAATAAAAATGGGACTCGCCACTAAATACGCAGAATTTGTGTATGGAATGAAGGAGTATAACGGTTATCCCGGAGGTCTTTTCACAAGAAATGACAACGGCTTTGCTTCTGGAAAAATGTATGGAGCATTGTGGACTCAAACAGATGCTTACAATGTGCTTACCCAATATGCAACTTACGAGCCAAGTTCTTTAACCCTTGCGGATAGATGTTTGCATTTATCAATAAGAAAAATTCTGATGAGTGTTTCGGTTAAAAGTACAGATAATGGCGGATCGATCCACGATAATAAAGTGAAATGTTTGCTTTTAAGTACAAGGGAAGTAAACGACGGAACCTATGAAACCGGAACACCTATTCCATATTATAGCGTTCAAGCGAATCGAATAATGAAAGACGCTTCGGGTGTAGCGGCAGAAGCTTGGCTTAGAGACACTCCTAGCAGCCCATTGTATCAATTTCGATTCATCGGACAAAATGGGCAAATCGGAACAAAGGCTGGCGGAAGCATGCTGGAAATTGTTCCTTCGATATGTATTCCTCTTGATACTCCGATTCGTCAGCTTGCAGACGGCTCGTACGACCTTGTCCCCGATGACCCGGCGCTTGCGCAGAGCATTAGCACTATGGCAGAAGCAGGTACCCCGGTACAGCTCAAGGATGTTCCGGTGAGTGATGAATCCATTTCTGGAGATGAACCGGACAACTCCCCGCAAGTAACTCACACCGTCGAAGTTCCTCATGGTCAGAAGGTAGTCTTCCGTCAGTTCACCCAGAACCAGAAGAAACAGTTCCAGACCATGCTCGTTGGTGGTGTATATCCTCCTCTTGGAGATGTTGAACCTCCATTTGCGCTTCCTGAATTTACTGGTAACTGTGCTATATTTGGTGATGAGAATGCTGGCCGGATTGAGCTGTATGAGAGCGGAGACCTGACGCTGTACCCGGGGACTTATGACTTATTCCTTGTGGGAGGGGGTGCAAGTGGTAGTATTACCACAGATACATCAGGCCAGGAACATACTGGTGGTGGCGGTGGTGGCTATACCACAACTATATCTGATATTGTAGTGTCGGAACGATCAGAGTTTATTGCAACTGTTGGTGCAGGTGGCAACAGATCAGCAGGTAGTCAGACTATTTTTGAAAATGGTTCGGCTACAATAAAGTATACCGCTAATGGTGGTGCTATGGTTACGGGCGGATATACCGCTAATGGTGGTGCAGGTGGCTCCGGAGGTGGCGGTTTCAACCGTGATAGTGGCAATGGATACGCTGGTGGTTCTGATGGTAGCAATGGATTAGGGCGCACTGGTGGTATGGGACAAGGCACCACTACAAGAATGTTTGGAGAAGCAGGAAACACTCTATTCTCTGGAGGCGGTGGAGGCGCAGGAGACGGTAGAGGTTACTATCCTGGTGCAGGTGGTGCAGGTGGAGGCGGTGCTGCTGGCAACAATGTAAACGGAGTAGCTGGCACAGCCAATACTGGAGGCGGTGGTGGTTACTCTACTGTTAATACCGGCGCCTTGTTGCAACCAGGTGCTGGAGGCTCTGGCATCATCATCGTCCGCTGGGACAATGCAGCACAGTGAGGAGGTACACAATGGCACTTTTGCGAAAAGCACTGATTCAGTGCAAAAAAGAGGACATGACACAGGGAGAGGTTATCGGGGTGACCGAGGTATCCGAAAAGGGCTTCGGTAAGCTCACTGCTGGACGGGATCAGCTTTATTGGGACTGTACCCGATGGGCGGTCCAGCCCGGTGATATTTTTAAGGACGGTGTATTCTACACTCAGGCAGATCCTTCAACTCCGGTTGAGTATATTCCGTCGACCGAAGAGAAGCTTGCTTCTGTAGAAGCCGATTTTACCGAGAAGGATTTGGACAATAAGATGGCAATCGCCGAAGTCTATGAAATGCTTCTCGGAGAAGGAGGTGTAACAGAATGACAAGAATCTATGCAGACCTTGTGAAAGCCGGTCGAAAGTCCTTCTCCGATGTTCCTGAGAAGCTGAAACCGGGTGTGAGGGATATTCTGAAATCCGAGCTGACCCCGGAGGAATACGAAAAACTGACAGGTGAAATCTATGTGGCTTAGGCTCAAAACCAGCCTTTACATTTTAATTCATGGAGGTACCGAGATTATGGTAGTAGTTTATGTAGCGCTGATTATTGCAGGCAGAAAGACTTATGCCGAAGTTCCGGCAGTTCTCAAGGAAAAGGTTAAGGCAGAGCTGATTGCCCTTGACCTGGGCGATTTGGTAACTGAGGGGGAATAACCTATGCAGAAGAATGTAATCGACGTATCCAACTACCAGGGCGATATTGACTTCGAGACAGTAGCCAAGCAGGTAGACGGCACCATTATCCGGTGCGGCATCACCTACTGGGGCAGCTTCGTCCCCAGTGCAGATGATCGCTGGGAGAAGAACTACGCCGGATTCAAGGCGGCTGGGGTACCGGTGGGAGCCTATTATTATGGTGTAGCAAAAACAGTTGAACAAGCTGAGCAGGAGGCAGAAAAATGCCTGGAGCTGCTCAAAGGCAAGCAACTGGAGCTGCCTATCTACTATGACGTAGAGGAAGTGAATACACAAGGCAACCTGTCTAAGACAGAGCTAACCAATGTGGTTATTGCTTTCTGTAATAAACTGGAGCAGGCAGGCTATTACACCGGGGTGTATGCCAGCCTTGACTGGTTACTGAATAAGCTGGACTATGCTACACTGTCTAAGCGGTTCACCCTATGGATTGCAAAATGGAGCAGCATTGAACCTACACTGACTCACGATATGTGGCAGTACTCCAATAAAGGCAGTATCAACGGCATATCCGGTGATGTAGATCTCAACACCTGCTACAAAGACTTTGAATCCATTATCAAGCAAAACTACCTGAACGGGTTCACACCGGTGAGCCCTGAAAAGGTAGAAATAACCCTATCTCAGGCCCTAACCCTTATTGAGGAAACCCTCAAGAATAAGGGTATAAGCGCAATAATCATTGACTAAGGAGGAAAACAATTATGGAGATCACAGAATTCTTCACATGGAGCTACCTTGCAACTTATACCGGCGCAGCCGTGGCTACCGGTATCGTAACCCAGTTCCTGAAAGGTGCAGTTGATAAGTATTTCAGCATTCCTACTCAGCTGCTGGCCTATGTAGTTGCTCTGGTGATCCTGGTTCTCGCAATCGTCTTTACTGGAGACTTTAGCCTGTCTTCTGTGGTTCTGGCTGTGTTCAATGCGGTGCTAATCGCTGGCACCACAAGCGGAGTTATCTCCGGCACCAAAAGAATCATGACAAAAAGTGATAAATGACTTTACTTTATCAGACACATGAGGTATAATTTAAAGTGCAGGGAGGCCAGATATGCCGGATAGCCAAACCCTCCTCGTATATCGGATAGACCAACTCCAGCAGGGCCTGAATGAAGCAAGCGCAAAGAGAGGTGAGATATATAAGCGGCTTGAAAAAATCGAGACCCTGCAAGCGGTTCAAACTGCCCAATACGAGGAGATAATTAAATCGCTCAACGAGCTAAAGGATGAAGTATCCATTCTTGCAAATAAAAGTAGTAACAATTGGGACACCCTAATAAAATCCATTATCACCGGCCTGTCTGGGGGTGTCCTTGGTTACATAACTTCTAAGCTATTTAGTTAGGAGCGTGTAGTATGGAAAACGAGAACACTAATCGTCAAACACAAGCTCTTGAAAAGAGCCTTGCCCTCACAAATGTGGTACTGGATCTCCTAAAAGAGCGTAAGCGTGACATCCACAGACAATGGGTATTCATGTTGATCATGTGTGTATCGTTCTTGGTCATGCTGGTTGTATCCGAGTATAACAACTATTGTGACCGGCAAGAGCTATATACCCAGCTGGAGAACACCCGCATTGACTTTATGGAGTACCTCGACAGCCTCGAATACGAGTATACTGTGACGGAAAGCACAGTAACTACTACCACTCAAGAGGTAGAGGGTGACAGTGCAGAGATCAACAACGTACAGGGAAACTAGTACAAGGACAGTGCCACTCATAACGAGACAGGTGGTGATGAATAATGGCTAAGGCTAAGCAAACAACCACCACTACCACAACTCGGACAACAGTGGTTAAAGTAAGCCCCACATCTTCCAATTCCAAGAGCCAGAGCCGCTGCCCCGTCTGTGGTAAGTATATGCACAAGAAATAGGGGTGCTGACGTGAAACAGAGCCCACACATCGAAACCCGGCACAAGTTGAAAGATATTGCACGGATCGATACTTTCAATGCCTTGATAGACTCCTGTACTCTATCTGATGAAGAGAAAGAGCTGCTCAGGCTGCACTACATACAGCACAAGACTTTCATCGACATCGGAGAAATCCTTGGGTACAGCGAATCAACCCTTAAAGCCAAACACCGACAGATCCTACGTAACCTGGACAGACTCATATAATTCAATACTCTCTTAGTAGATCCCCCGGGGTAACTCCCGGGGGATTTTCTATTCATTTCTGATACATCCGAGGTACAAAATTGAGCCTACAGAGCCAGAAATTCGTGGCAAAATTAAATTAAGGAGGGTTTGAGATGAGTTATTATCAGCCATGGGGTTACCCAATGATGAACGCCCAACAAAGATTAGCCCAGATGGAGCAGCAGTATCCACAGCTTGCCCAGCAGTATGGCAGCCAGATGGGGTCTTATCCGATGCCACAACAAATGCAGCCACAAGCTCCGCAGACTATGACATCCGGGTTACTCAAAGGCCGAGCAGTTACCAGCATAGATGAGGCAAAAGCTGCTATGATTGATCTGGATGGCACACCGAATATCTTCACTGACTTTGCGAACGGTAGGATATACGTAAAGTACACAACCCTGAACGGCACAGCCGCACTTGATGTGTACTCGGTCCAGGCGTCTCCCAGCGCTCCTCAGGGATCGTCTGTTGCTCCCGGTCAGGAATACGTATCAGTTGGGCTGTTCAGTGACAAAATCGCCGAAATTCAATCTGCACTTGCCGACCTTTCTCAGCAGCTAAGTGGCATGGCACAAACCAGAAAGGGTGAAAATAATGTTCAACTTCCTCCCGCAAATTCCAAGTCAACCAAACCAACAACAAATGGCTAACATGATGACTAATTTCGCCAGTCAGAACCCGCTCTTTCAAAGGGCACAACAAATGGCACAAGGTAAATCCGAACAGGAGCTCATGCAAGTGGCCCAAAACCTGTGCCAACAGAGAGGTATAGATATTCAAGCAGCTTACCAGGCTTTCCAACAGTTTGGGGCCATGTTCGGGGGTAAGCGATAACACCAGGAAGAGAGGGTGCGCAACTCTTTTCAAATAAATTCTATGGAGGATAACAAAATGGGTATGGAAATGTCTGGTAATGCCGTTATGACAGGCGGCATGACTCCGTCTGAGGCCATTCTGGTCACAGATAGAGATCGAGACCACTATCGTAATGATGGTTGGTTCGGCGATGGTAACGGTATGTGGGTGCTGTTCCTCTTCTTCCTGATGGCTTGGGGAGGTAATGGCTTCGGTGGCTTTGGCGGCTTTGGGGCTAATGGTGCTCTGACTCGTGCGGAGCTCCAGCAGGGCTTCGACTTCAATAACCTGGAGAGACAGGTACAGGGTATCCAGCAGGGTCTGTGTGATGGCTTCTATGCTCAAAACACCACGATGCTGCAAGGGTTCAGTGGCCTCGGTCGAGAGATTCTCCAGAATCGTTTTGACTCTGAGAAGTGCTGCTGCGAGACTAACCGCAACATTGATGCGGTTCGTTACGAAGCTGCTAAGAACACCTGTGACATCACTTCTGCTATCCACGCTGAGGGTGAGGCCACTCGTGCTCTGATCAACGCTAACACCATGCAGGATCTGAGAGATCGTCTGGAGGCTCGTGACCGTGAACTCATGACCGCTAACTTCCAGCTGTCTCAGCAGGCCCAGTCTGCGAACCTTGTTCGTGAACTGCGTCCTTGCCCGATCCCCGCATATCCGTCTTGCAGCCCTTACGCTGTAACCGGTTGGGGCAGCTATGGCTGTGGCTGCGGCTGTAACGGCTAACGACATAGGATAGTTCGGCTCTGACCGTTCCCTACACACAAAGATTAGGGAGGGCAATAGCTCTCCCTTTTCTATTACTACAAGGAGGAAACACCATGATTGATTCTGTAAATGTAGCTACTCAGTCCGTAGCAGTCAACGCACCTGTTCTGTTCGGTTCTACCCGTATCAAGACCGGCTGCACTGTAAGACACGAGCCCGGCTCGGGTCGGTTTGTGCTTACTAAGCCGGGTATCTACAAGGTAACATTCAACGGTACCATATCGGCAGCAGAAGCTACGACTGCGATTCTTAACATCATGCAAGATGGTGAAGCAATCGCCGGAGCACAGATTCAGACATCTGTAGCTGCAGCTCCTGAAGTTGTCTCTGGCTCTGTTACTACACTAATAAAGGTTTACGGCTGTGACTCGGCTGTCTCTGTCACAAACCTTGGTACCACTGCGCTGAATATCTCTAACGCTAACATCGTAATCACCCGTGAGTGCTAATGGGTTTACCGGGGTTAGGGTACAGAGATAAGGAGCGTGAATGACATGGAGATGTCCCAAAGAGATACTCAGCTCTGTGAAAACATATTCAAAGACATTGTATCTCGGCAGACGGAAGCTCTCATGTTCCATAACAAGATGGCTGATATGTATGATTTCCTCGGCCTTATGGGGTTTAAGCGGATGCATGAGTATCAATACTTCGCAGAGTCCACTGGAGCCAGGAGTACAAGAAGATACTTTATTAACCACCATAACAAGTTGGTTATGGAGGGAGCTATTGCGGAGCCCAAAGTGATCCCCGCCGAGTGGGTTAAGTACACCCGGTTCGATGTCACCCCTCAAGTGAGAAAGCAAGCTGTAGAGCGTAGCTTCGAAGAGTACAACGACTGGGAGTCTGATACAAAACAGCTGTACGAGGGTTATGCCAAGCAGCTGTTTGAGGCTGGGTTTATTGCAGACTACAATAAGGTCATGGATCTTGTTAGGGATGTAGACCAAGAGCTGAAGCACCTTGATCGTATGCTCATTAAGCTGAGAGCCATATCATTTGATGCTATATACATAGCGTCTATGCAGGACGAGCTACATGAGTATTACAAAGAGAAGCAAAAAGACATCGGAATAGACATCTGCTAAGAGTAGGTCCTCAGTGATAACACTGGGGGCCTATATTATTTTGGAAATTGACAGAAAAACTTCTTTACTTTTATCAAGATATGTGCAATA